ATTCCAAACAAGCCAAACGGCGAAGTAGCTTTACCTTTAGTGTCTAATGATGTTATTATAGAAGCTTCTGCTTTTCTAAATAACTCAGATTATTATGTAGACATGTCAGGAGGGGTTATTGATGATAATATATTAAAAGATAATGTGTATTCCTTCTTTAAAAAGACTGATGTAGACATATGGAATGATGATATAAGAACAGACGATCATTATGATGGATTTCCTTTAAAATGGCGTGCAGATGAATTGTTTTCATTGGATGATTTTTTACAGGATGGAATATCTAAGGTTGTGTCTGATGGAGATGGCATTGTATTATATAATAAAAATTTAAAACAAAATTAAATATGGTAAAAATTTATTTAAACACTGATGGTAAACTTGTTGTTGATAGGAACAATGTCAAAAGAATGCCATCTTCTGTAGCTCATTTCCCTATTTTTGACGAAAATAGACAAACTCTTGAAATATATGACATTTTATCTGAAACTGAATTGTCTAATATAGTTAAAGAAAATAACTCTTTATATAGTTCTTTTGATGAATTAGAAGGTGTTGTTCTGGATTTTTTTGTTAAAGCCTCACTCTCTCACGTGGGGCTAGATATAGATGAAGGTGCTTTTACGAACCTAGATAATGCAAACGAATGGTATGAAATAAATGGAACTGTGGTAATATCTCCAACTCCTGTGGGGTTTGATGTCATTGATGATAATTTAACCTACATAGGGTGCAATGATGTGTCTCATTTATTTACAGGGTCTAGTGATGTTAAGGTTTCTAAGAACGCTGTTCTTACTTATGGTTTATTTATAAACGATGAAATGACACCTAGAGGTGTGAGTGTTCATACTTTCTCGACACCAAATGCGTATGAATTGATGGCAATATCTAAATACATAGAATTAAGAAATGGAGACGTTATTCGTGTTAAAGCTAAGTCTGATATAGCTAATACTGTTATGACGCCTACATCATTAAGTTTAACATTAACTGGAGTAAAATAACAAAATATGAAGTATAAAAATTTAATAAGTACAATCGCTGGAATAATTACAATTGCTTTAGGAATCTTCTGCTTTTTTTATATTCCATCTTTCGGAGTTTTGAAGTTTATAGTTTCTGAAATACTGGGAACTGTTATGATGAGACTTTGGATAAGCAAGAAAATAGGTCTTTCATTAGTTGAAAGATTTATAAAATAACATAAGGGGAGGGGATTTTTTCTTCTCCCTTATTTTAACTATATTTGTAGTATGGTAGATATATCGAAATATTTAAAGAAAAAACCTTTCGTAAGAGAATTAGTTTCGTCCACTAGGCTTGAAGAGCCACAAGAGGTGGATGCTAATTCATATAAGGAAATATCTGCTCCTCAAAGAGTGGTTTGCGAGGTTACTCAGGATGATTTTATTGCTGAGTTTGATCCTAGAAGTCATAAGATAAATAATAAAAAAATCAATCCAGATAAAATTATCTATAATGAAGATGGTAAGGTTATAGGAGAGGAAAAAATAGCTAGAGTAGCCATTGGATATCAGAAGATGATTTCTATGAGACAGGCGGTTCACTTGGTTGGCAATCCTCCTGTATTAACTGCTACTAAAGATTCTGACAATGATTTATTTATAAAATATAAAGAATACAGAAGATTGAAAGGCATACATGGTGCTATTTATTTAGGCATTAAGTCTGCATTGGATGTTGGAGATTCTGCGATTTTCTTTTTTAGGGATAAAAAAGGTAAGCTAAGATGGAAGGTTTGGTCTTATAAGGATGGAAACTCTATATGTCCTACTTATGAAAATGATGGGGTAACACTAAAAGCTTTTGCACGTAGATATTATTCTATAATAAATGGTAAGAGTGTTGATACTGTTGATATTATTAACAATAAAACATATAAAACTTACGTCAAAAAAGGAGTTAACACAATAAGTCGTTTAGATAAAATACTAGACAGAGTTGGATTGGGTACAGATTGGGAAGAAGTGAGTAGTGTTTCTCATGGGTTTACGCAAGTTCCTGTGGCTTATCATAGAAATGAGGATGTAGCTTGGGGTGATGGTCAAGAGCTTATTGATACTATTGAACGTGCTTTATCGGATCATAGAGAGGCTAATGCTTATTTTGCTTTTGGTATAATGTTTTTAACTGGAGATATAGAAGTATTACCGCCAAAAAACAGACAAGGTAAAACCATGATTGGGGCAGAGGGGTCAAATGCTAGTATGTTAACACAAAAAGAAGTAAGTGGTGGTTTTAAGTTTGAGTTTGATACTTACAAAAAAGAACTATTTACCCTTACTGGAACTGTAGTTATAGATCCTGAACAATTTAAAGGTGGCGATATTACTGGTGCAGCTATAAGAAATTATTATAACCCAGCAATTCAATACGCTAAAGATAAAGCTCCTTTGTATTATGATTTCCTTAATCAGATAGAATCTATCACAATGGAGGCTATGGGTATGGAGTACGCAATATCAACTAAAATGAAGCAACTTAATGTAATATCTGAGATTGATATTTATGTTCCTTTAAACACTATGGAAATGGCTCAAAAGATAATGTTCCTAAGGCAGTCAGGTGCAATAAGTGCTAGAACTGCTCAGGAAATAAATGAATATGCCACTCCAGATGAAGTAGATAGAATGAGGGAAGAGGCAGAAAAAGAATTAGAAATTCAAACAGTAACTAATATAGAGTAGAATGGAATTAAAAGAAGTATTAAAATTTATGGGGCTAAAAAAGCTTCCAGAAAAAGGTAAAGCTACGAAAAAACCCTGTATAGCTAAAGTGTCTCGTGTCTTTGGTGATGATGATTATGTTATAGCCAATAATCAGGGGATAATTAAAGATAAAGGCTTTTTGTTTTGTGTATCTAAAATTCTTTCTTATCATCCCTATATCGAGATTAAGACTGAACCTAAAAACACTAATACGCTTTCTGATGCAGAGAAATTAAAAATAGCGCAAACTGAAGCCAAGAAATTAGAGGATGAATATAATCTATCTGAAGCTGCAAAACAAGCTGAAACTGCAAAGGAAGAACCTCCAAAGGATATAATTACTGAAACGTTGGATATTATTAAATCTCAGGAAGGTACATGTGCTGGAAATCCAAACGAGCCTAAAATAGAAGTACGCCCTACCGTTTATAAAGAGATGTGTTCTTTTATTAACGAAAAAAGACTTACTGATGAAAAAACCGTAGGAATGTCTGGTATTCGAGCTAATGAGATATTAGATGAGTATTTTGCAAAGTAGAATCATTATAAATAAACCAATCCTCAGCAGAAATGTTGGGGATTTCTTGTTTTATTGAGAAATGTTTCTTATGTTTGTAAATGTAATTAAATATAAGGGTATGAAAAAGAAAGCAGAAGAGTTAATAAGAGAATTAGTTCCAGAATTACAAGAGCTGAAAGAAGGTTGCAAAGTGTTGCTTGCGAACGAAGTAACTGAAGTACTAGAGAGTGACAACAAGTGTGCTAGTTTTAGATTAAAAGATGGTAGAGTGAAAATTGTATTAAAAAGTCGTTTCAGTTCAGACTCCATATTAGGCTCAGATATACATTTAGAACATATAATATTAGCCATAAAAACAAAACCTAATGATCCGTATTTAGAAATGCACACCAAAAAAGCTTTTGGAACAACCATACTTGTGTGGAAAAACAGCATAGAGGAACAGATATATTATGACTACAACAAACCTTTCCAAGAACAATCAGAAGAATTCTATAAATTTCTAGTAGATATATTGAAGTAAGAAGATATGATGGGAGGTTTTTTGTTATTTATTAAAAGTTTTTTTAAAAAGATGTTTTGTGTTCATAGATACAATCGTATAGGGGCTGTGTTTGCATCTGTTGGTATAGTTATGTATAAGTGTGAAAGATGTGGTAGAATTAAAAAGTAATATGAAGAAAATATGAAAAGAAGAGATTTGGTTAATTTGAGTAATGGTATTTATCGTGTGACTGATGGTATTTATGATTATGTATTAAAAAAGACAACTTGTGATAATGAACCTATGTATACTATTAATTATGGATACAATAGCGTTAGTCTTTTTCAAACTGTTAATACAGAGGATTATGGATATGAATATCCTACGCTTTGCGCTTGTGTTTCAATAGGTGGTTTGTTCGTTCAAAGTAGCAAATGTTTTGCGATGTTATACCAATTGAAATTTATACCTAGAGGCTCATTTAAAGAATTCGTAAAAAGAACTAGTTAAAATAAAAGAGATATGAAATGGTTAAAAAAGTTGTTTGAAAGAAGAAAGTTTCCAGATGGCAGTCGTCCGTTAAAAGACAATTGGAAAGAAGGCTTGAGAGATGGGTTTATTTTGAATATTCCCCTATCAAAAAACGAGCCTGTAGTTGTGTGGGAATGTTCAAAAGCCAACACTATAAAAGATATAAAAGAGTTATTAATAGAGTCTTGTTCAACCCAGCACAATGATTCTCTTGTTGAAATTGGATGTGATACTATTTTGTTTTATTCTAAACTCACTGGAAACACATTAAAAGATTCGTTGGGTATTTTGAAACATAGCGACTTATATCGCATCGTGCTAACTCGCTCTCAGTTAGAGTATATTAATAATAATTAAAGAAAGAAAAAATGAAAAAAAGAAAAGAAATAGAAGAAATAGAAAAAAGATGTGATACTCTGCTAGATAACATCACTCTTTACGGTATTAATAGAGGTGGCGGCAAAACTCAAACTACATTAGCTCGTACGATGCAGTTAAGTTATCTTAGTTGCCTGTGTGTGATTTGGAGAAAAGAATTCGAGAAACATCAAGCATCTTGCTTTCTTATTAAGTGGTATTATAAGATACGTATTAGAGGAATAGAGAAGCAGATTAATAAAATCCCAAAATAATTTGGAAAGTACAAAACTTTAGTATATATTTGCAGTATAATAATTAAAACAAAAGAAGATATGAAAAAAATGAAAACAAAACAATGGTATGAGGCTTCTGTAAAACGTGTAGTTATTAACGATAAAGGAAAAGAAACTAAAGTAACGGAAGGTTATTTAATAGATGCCGTTACTTATGAGGATGCTGAAACAAGAGTTTATCTTGAAATGGAAAGCATAGGATGTAGTGCGTTTACTTTTACTCTTAAAAAGTCTAATGTTGCAGAAATAGTTCCATCAGAAGATGAGAATGATGATAGATGGTATAAAGCCAAGATTGCCATTATTGATGCAGATGAATTAACAGGAAAAGAAAAAAGAATAAATCAACATATTCTAGTTTCTGCCAAAGATATAAATACTGCATTAGTTTATTTAGATAAAAGCTTTAGTACATATATTGTACCTTATGAAATCTGTAGTATTTCAGATACGAAAATAGTTGAAGTATATCCGTATTCTGAGGTTGTGACAGAATTTAATCCGATGATTACTTACGAGCCAAATACAAAAGTTTCTTACGGTGGAGAGATAGTGCTTCTTGTTGATGGTGGTGTTTATTCTTGGGAGGATTTTAACGCTTTGATTGGAATCTGTGCAGGTTGATAAGGTTAAATCAGACCAAAAGAAATCAATAAAGAATATAGAGGATAAGATATTAGGTCTAATTCCTCTATATCTTCTAACAAAGTCTACTGATTTTAAAAAACCTATATTAGATAGTATTAAATCGTATCAGTCAGTAGATTTTAGACAAAAAGAGCTTAATGAGCTTGTGGATAGATATTCTAATGACCTTAAAACACAAATAGGTCTTATTATATCAGTTGGTATTAAAAGAGGCTTAACGCAATCTCAAATGCTTTCTTTCGTTTTGTCTTGGTGGCGAAATCCTAGTTCTATTACTTCTTCTAATGCTTTTGTTTATCATCAAGGGAAAGGTGTTACAAAGTCAGCTTTCAAGAATATATTAGGAGTTTCGGATAGTGAAATACTACTAAATCACAGGCGTTCTGATTTTGTGGCAATGAAAGATGCTGGTGGAATAGAGGTTTATCCATCACAAGGACATATTTCAGATGTATGTGATGATATGTTTGGTGTTTATCCATCTGATTTCTTTTTCACTGGAATACACAGAGGTTGTATGTGTCGTGTTAGACCAGTAAAAGAAAAGATAACTAAAATCCCTGATTCTGTAAAAGGATTAGTTAGTAAAAATAATTTTTTATACAAATATAATACTAAATATTTTGAGTAAAATGAAGAAAAAACCAAGTAAAGTAACAATTAAGAAAGTAGATTTAGGCGAATTTGAGGTAAGAATCTCAGAAGCTAATATAGTCTTTGAAAACAAAGCCAAGAGTTGGCAGGTTAAGTATGATATAACATCTCCTTATTATGACCATATTTTAAGTATTGTAATGAATGATATGATTGAGCTGTTAGGTATTATTGTAAGATCTTTGTTTTCTGCCAATATGGCTATAACTGATATTTCTGGCTTTATTATAACCAAGCAATTTGAAGCTATTGATGAGTTTACTAAACTGTATAGCAAGAAAGCTACAGATGAAGAAAATGCAGAAGCATTAGAAGAAGTTAAGAACCTTCATAAAGAAGAAACTACGGATGAATCTATTTCTTAAATAGAGTATTTTTAACTATCTTTACATAAATAACTAACCTAGAGAGAGGTGCTTCGGCTACTTCTCTCTTTTTAAATTTAAGAAAAATGGCAGAACAATTCAGACACGCTTACGCAACTATGGATAAAAATTTCATAGGAGCTTGGGCTTTACCAAATGGTCAACCTATTAAAGTAGAAATAGATCATGTAACAGAAGAAACAGTAAAAGTAGCAGGTCATAACAAACATGCCGCAATAGCTTATTTTAAGCCTAATCCTTATTTCGACAAGCCTTTTATATTGGCAGCTAGAAAGAATTTAGATAGATTAGCTGAGTGGACTGGTACTTTTAATATACTAGAGTGGAATAATGTGAAAGTGACATTGTGTCAGGAATTAGATAAAAACCCTAAAGGTGGGAAATGTTGGGCATTAAGAATAAAACCAAAACCAACTTTAACTCCTAGCTCAGAAGCTTGGGCAAAATGTGCTGAGTGGATGAAATCAGAAGAAGCAGATATAGAGGTATTACTTAAGTCTTTTATAATTTCTGAAAATCATAGAAAGGAACTTGTGAAATGAGTTTAGACTTAGAGGAATTAGAAAATATCGTAGATGGGGAATTGAGTGTAGAAGCTCAAAAAGAAGCTAGATGGAAAGCAGATAGGAGTGGTAAGATAACTGCTTCTCCTAGTACTAAGATAATGAAAGGTACTGCAAAGGAGTATTTCTCAAAAACAGCAGTGTCAGAGCTTTATTTTAATAAGTTCGAAAGAAGAACTGGCAGAACAAGAACAGAGACTAAATGTTTTGCTTTTGACTTTGGTCACGAAAATGAACCCTTTGCATTAGAAAAATATAGAGAAGAAAATCCAGATGTTATTGTAAAAAGTTGTTCTGAGGATTTTGATGATATAGTTTTTGTTGTTCCAGAAGAATTTAATGGGAAGTTTGGTGATAGTCCAGATGCTTATATCTATAATAGAGACGGTGTTATGACAGCCGTTGCTGAGGTTAAATGTAATGTGTCAGAGGCTAAATTTGAGTCCCTTAGAGATGTTAAGGTAATAAATGATAAGCATGAATACTGGTGGCAGTTTATTGCTCATTTAACGTGTCATTCTTTAGTAGATCGTCTTGTGTGGATTAATTACTGTCCCACTAGTGATGAGTTGCATTGTGTTGAGTTATTACGTTCTGATTGTTTGGATGCTATATCGGAATTTACTAGGAAGATAAAACTTGCTAATGAATGGATTGATATGTGTATTGCTGATGAAAGTTTGGTTTTTTCAGATATTAATAAGTGGTGTAATAATGGGAAGTGATAATTCTTATCTTATGCTTATATATAAAGCTTACTCTTTTTGGGTAGGCTCTTTTTTTTTGTAAATAAATGCTTAAAAGTTTGTTTATATAAAATGTGTTTCGTATGTTTGTAATGTCATAAGACGAATAATTAAAATAAAAGATATGGAAAATTTCAAAGTAACAAAAACAGTAGAAGTAGAAACATTTATAAGTTTAAAAGATATTGCAAGACAGTTGTCTTGTGATTGGAATTTTAAGCAGGCTAATTTCATAAACACTTTCGCAAGAGAGCTTAATGAAGCTTGTGGTAAAGATATTGGTGTTCAAATACACGATATAGCATCAGAGTTAGATGAAGATGGTGTTAATTTTATTAAAGAATTGATAGGATTTGTTGAATTAAATAAATAAGAAGATATGAAAACAATAAAAGTAACAGATGAAATGTACGCCGAATTAATGGCAATATCAGAGAAAATGAACAATCAAGATCACGAAGGTAGAAGAATGCCTTATTTGTTTCATGTAGCTGAGGAAATCTCAGAGCTTACTTGTGAAGAATGTGGGACTCCTGTTTGGGTTAATTGCGAAGGTGATTGCCTTAGAACTAAGCATCAGATTATTGAGTTTATTGCTGAATATATGTTTTTAGACGATTGTCATTATATGTGTGACGCTACTTCGTCTGATCGTGAGGCTGATTCTATGATTCAAGCAACAAGAGTATACGAGAGTGGAGAGTATGAAGATTATTTAAAGGAACAAGATTTCACACTATACAACGAAGAGAAGAGAACAAGATACTCAAATGGATTCTTTACTAGAAAAGCCTGTGAGGTTTATATTGCACAAAATAGCCATAATCTCCACGAACCTTCTTGTCAGTTATTGCATGCTTATAGAAACCCAGAAATGGAAACAGTAAGCAAGTTCTTATGTGAAATCAGTGGAGGTGAAATACATTTGTAGGATGGAAGATGAGGAATTTACCTTAGAGTCTGTATTAAAAAGAACAAAAGAGTATAGAGATGATTTTAACAGGCAAATAGTTTTGTTTAATAGACGTGCTACTTGCGTGGAGTGTAATATAAAACATGAAGAAGATGGCGAAATGTAGAGAATGTGGGAAAGAACATAAAAGAGATTCTGTGTGGTGTTCTGTTTGTGAACAAAAACTTATTGATTCTGGATATTTTGATGGAATTAAAAATAAGAGTAAATGGACTAAAGAATATACTGCAAAATACCATAAGAAGAGATATGGTCGCCTTAAAAAGAAAGGACTTACCTATTATCAAAAGAATAAAGAAAAGATATTAACAACCAAGAGAGAAGCTTATAAGAATAGAAGCGAGGCTGAGATTTTGGCTGAGAGAGCTTATCAGAAGGAATATAGAAATAAAATTTAAAGCTATGAGAGCAAATATTACATTAAACACTCCTTATGTGGAGTTTGATTTAGAAGACTATGGTTGCGATGAAGGCGTTGAGTGGAATGATCTCACAGAAAGTAATAAACTTGATATAAAATCTTGTCTATATGGCAAATTTTGTGCAGATATGGGTTTTAGTATAGATATTGAAGAAGATTAGAGATATGGAAAAGATATTAGTATTAGATATAGAAACAACAGGATTCAGTCACGACAAAGACTGTATCCTAGAGGTTGGAATGGTTGAATTAGATTTAACCACTGGCAAGGTAAAGTCTCTATTAGATTTAGTTTTTAGAGAAAGTCATTTGTCTGCAAGACATCACAATGCTTGGATATTTGAAAATAACTTTATGA